TGGACCGATTGGCTACCGCAGGCGGCAAGCTGATCAACATGCCGTTCTGGAACGACCTCACAGGTGACGACGAGGTGCTGTCTGATAGCGGCGCACTGACCCCCGCCAAAATCACAGCGGGCCAAGACGTTGCCGCGCTGTTGATGCGCGGTAAGGCGTGGTCGGTGAATGACCTTGCAACGGCGCTGTCTGGTGATGACCCAATGGGCGCTATCGCTGATCTGGTCGCAAAATACTGGGCGCGTCGTCGTCAGGTTATTGCGCTGTCTGCATTGTCTGGCGTTATCGCTGATAACGTAGCCAACGACGGCGGCGATATGACGGCGGGTGGGACGGGCACAAGCCCATTCGATGCAAACTTGTTCATCGACGGCCAAGCCACATTCTCTGATGTCACAGGCCAAATTGCAGGCGTGGCATTTCATCCGGTGGTTTATCACAACCTGAAAAAGACAGACGGCATCTCCTTTGAAAAGGAAAGCCAAGGCGACCTTGAGATTGAAACCTATCGCGACCTCCGCGTCATTGTTGATCGCAACATGCCAGTGGCTGCGGGTGTTTACACCACCTACCTGTTTGGCGCTGGTGCGCTTGGCATGGGCAACGGGGCGGCACCCGTGCCGTCCGAGACAGACCGTGACAGCCTTGCTGGTGAAGACATCTTGGTCACACGCGACCACTTTCTGATGCACCCGCGTGGCGTTGCGTTCCAGTCTGCATCTGTTGCAGGCGCCGCACCGACAAACGCAGAACTTGCAGACGCTGCCAACTGGTCCCGTGTTTACGAGCGTGAAAACGTCCGCATCGCTGCGATCAAGTCAAACGGTTAATTTTCGCAGAGGGGCAGGGCAACTTGCCCCTTCACCAAGATTAACGAAAGGACACGCCATGTCAGCTACAGCATTTCAACGCAAACGCCGCGAGGCCGAAAAGGCCAAGGCAAAGCAGGCCGCAAAGCCAGCACCCAAGCCCATCGGAAAGGCCAAGTAAATGACCGCTACGCTTGCGGGGTTCCGCGCATACCACGGTGAACGGGGCAGCGATGTTCCGACCAGTGCTAGCGATACTGCCGCCACAACGGCGCTTGTCCGTGCTGGTGACTATGTGCGCAATGAATACGCGCAACGGTTCCTGCCGCAATATGTCGATGACATTGCGGATCTGACGGAAAACGCTGTTTATGAGGCTGCTTTGTTTGAGCTGGCAACCCCTGATTTTTTCAGCGCGACCTATACCGAAGCAGACGCTAAGGTTCTGGTTGGTGTTGGCGATATTTCTTGGCAGTTTACCGGACGGAATGGCGGCAATCGTGTGCCGACAAGCACGAAGATTGAGGCAATGATGCGACCATACGTGGCAGGTAACGCTAAATCGTTGTTGCGGTCATGAGCACTGGATCGGATATTGCGGCGGAGGTTGCGGCGTCCTTAGCGGCAGAGGGGCTGGCCAATCGGTTTACCCTAATCGTAGCAGGAGCAACAACAGGCCCGTCTTATGCACCAATTGCGGGGCCTTCCGTAGAGCATGACATGATTTGCCGCCCCACTGACGGGGCCGGATACACGCAGCGCACAGGCACGACAATCGAGGCGGGTGAGCGGGCTTTTACGGTCTACAACACCACAGGCATTGCCCCGAATACCGCTGATCGCGCCCGCATCTATGGCGAGGCTGACGATTGGGCGGTTGTTGCGGTTGATCCTGCTGATTTTGACGAAACGCCTTACGCTTGGCTTGTGAAGCTGGCAAAATAACATACTTAGAGGGGAATCATGGCTGAAACTGTGAAAATGACGGACGCGAACGGTGGTGTGGCAAATGTGCCTAAGGACGCGGTTGGTGTATGGGAAAAAGCGGGCTGGACCCGCGCCAAGACTGCCAAGAAAGCGAAAGCCACATTCAAGACGGAACCGAAGCCCTAGACGCATTCCGAGAAATGCTTTCTGAACGCTTTTATTGGGGCGCGATGGAGCAGTTGATATGGGTGTTTTGGCTCAAGGATCAGATAGACCGTCTGGAGTAATCCAACATGAACCGCAAAAACACAATCCTAGACCTTCTGGACGCACTAGCCCCAGAGGTCCAAGCGGCGTTTCTGCGATCCGTGCAGAATATACAAAGCGATGTGCAGTTGCAGTTGTTGATCGGCGCATACGAAAGCGGCGATATTGACGGCTTCATCCGGTTGCTGAATATCGAGAACGCATACTTTGCGCCGCTAGATCAGGCGCTATCAAATGCGTATGCACAAGGCGGTGACTGGGCAATCGACGGGTTGAAGGCAATGGCATCGGCGCAAGGGGCCACGATTGTTGGGCGCTTTGATGGGCGCAACCCACGGGCCGAAGCGTTTTTGCGTGACCGATCAAGCGGGCTGATTGTTGAGATTGTCGCGGATCAGGTCGCCAGTGTTCGCACGGCTTTGGCGGCAAACATGACGGCAGGGGTGAATGCAAAGACCGCATCACTGGACGTGGTAGGTCGCGTGAATAGGGCCACAGGGCGGCGCGAGGGCGGTTTGCTAGGCCTGACCAAGCAACAGGCCGGATACACGCAGAATGCTATGGCGCAGCTACGCTCCGGCGACCCTGCGCAGATGGCAGACTATCTGACACGCAAAAGGCGGGACAAGCGATTTGACGCCACGGTGCGCAAGGCAATCAAAGCAGGTAAGCCCGTATCGTCGGGGGATGCGCAACGGATGGTCAACCGATACACTGACAGCCTGCTGAAACTGCGCGGGGAAACGATTGCCCGCACGGAATTGCTTGGATCGTTGCATCATGCGCAGAACGAAGGACTGCAACAGATGATCGACGCGGGCAAGATTGAAGCGGATGCCGTGACCCGCACATGGGACGCCAGCAATGACGGCGACACTCGCGACAGCCACCGTGCAATGGAAGGCACCACGCCGGATGCGTCGGGCGCGTTCACAACAGGCGATGGCTACCGGATGCGTTACCCCGGCGATGTTTCGCTTGGAGCGCCTGCACAAGAGGTTATCAACTGCCGCTGTAGGGTGGTGCAGTCGATTGATTTTCTAATGGGATTGCGCCGCGCTGCCTGATTTGGCAATCAAAACGGGCCAGAGAGTGTGCTAACACTTAACCGAAGTCAAACGTATGAGGTTCGAAAATGGCTGACACAGCCCTAAAAGATAGCAAGGATCCTGACAACCAAAGAGATGAATTCGTCTCCGATGTAGAAGCCAGATTACGCGAATGCGGAAAAAATATTTTGAGCAAACTTGTTTCGCAAGCTGAAGAATGGTCTGTGAAGGACCCTGTTTTTGCTTACGAGTGCATAATTCTTTCAAAGCGTATGATTAGCGGAAGTGCTGAGGGCTTCTTTGCCGCCTCACATGAGTATTTGGGTAGCGCTGAACGACTCGAAATAGGCTTTGAGGATTAATATAGAACTTCGCTGAGTTGAGGTTCTAAAGCTAGGTCAGATTGCTATGGTGCGATTTTCTTTTGCCCAACTCGGAGAATGGGCCGAAAAGCAGGCGCGCATTGCTGATGCTGTCGTTAAGCAGTCAACCAATGACGTGATCGTGCAGGCCAGCAAGACGGCCACGGGCGTCACGCGAGGTGGGTCACTGCAACGGGGCTACGTTCCCCGCGATACGGGCATTCTGGCGGCTTCACTGGTCAGCACGTTACACGGTTCAACAGCGATTACCCAAGGCGACGGTGAGTTTGCCTTAGTAGTCGGCGGCATGGCGGCTGGCGACGTGGCTACGTTCACATGGACTGCCCCTTATGCGCGTCGAATGCACTATGGCGATGACACGCGGCAAGGCTGGCACTGGGTCACAGAAGCCACAAACGACTGGCAGTCAATTGTCGCGGGTAATGTCGCAAAAGCAAAGGCAATCGTTAGATGAAAACAGCAGACATCGACGCGGGCCTCAAGGGAATTATCGAGGCCGCAAATATACTGCCAGCCGCACATGAAAACGGTGTGAGCGCAGAGCGTCCCTATCTGATCGTTAAGATCGAGGCCCGCAGCCGCACTGACGCCAGCCTAGAGG